TATGACCCTGTGGGCAGACCAACTAGTAGTATGCCTGTAGCAGACGCAACCTTTGGATATTAATATGGCAGAAGAAGAAATGATGTTAGAAGATGAAGCGATAGCTTTAGAGGATTCTGACAGAACAGAAGCAACAGATTATCAAGTTAGTAACATAGTAGATTATGTTATGGGTAAATTTAAAAAGTCTGAAGATTACCGATACGAAGATGAACTGAGATGGGTTAGAGCCTACAGAAACTACAGAGGTTTGTATGGTCCAGATGTACAATTTACTGAAGCAGAAAAGTCAAGAGTATTTATTAAGATAACTAAAACTAAAACTCTAGCTGCGTATGGTCAGATAGTAGACGTTCTATTTGCAGGGAACAAGTTCCCTATAAGTATAGAGCCAACAGAGTTACCTGAAGGAGTATTGAAAGATGTTAGTTTCGACCCTAAAGAGCCTGAAGAAATACGTGATAGATTGGATGAGTTTTCATCGCCTTATGGTTTTATGGGAGATGGCAAGGATTTTCCGAAAGGTGCGACTGCGAAGAGTTTGCAGGATGGTCTTGGTCCTATCGAACAAGATTTGGAAGGCATTGAAAATCTTAAAGCAGAGGCAGGAAAAACACCGACAGCAATAACATTTAGTCCTGCAATGATTGCTGCAAAGTCTATGGAAAAACAAATCATGGACCAACTGCAGGAGTCAAACGCTAACAAACATTTAAGGAGCACAGCTTTTGAGATGGCATTGTTTGGCACAGGTGTTATGAAAGGACCTTTCGCTGTTGACAAAGAATATCCTAATTGGGATGACGAAGGAGTATACAGTCCTGTATTTAAAACTGTTCCACAAGTAACAAATGTTTCTGTTTGGAACTTTTATCCTGACCCTGATTCCACAAACATAGACCAAGCACAGTTTGTTATTGAACGACACAAGATGTCAAGAACAGAATTGCGTTCTCTCAAGAAGAGACCTTTCTTTCGTAAACAAGTTATTGAGGAAGTCATAGGTGATGGTGAGAACTATGTTAAGAAATATTGGGAAGATGATTTAACAGATTACAATCAAGAAAACTATGTAGAGAGATTTGAAGTTCTTGAGTATTGGGGTATGATAGATGTCGATATGTTAATCGACCAAGAGGTAGACATACCAAGAGAACTAAAAGACTTTGAAGAATTACAAGCAAACATTTGGGTTTGTAATGGTAAATTATTAAGAGTTGTGCTAAACCCATTCAAACCTGCAAAGATACCTTACATGGCTGCACCCTATGAACTAAATCCATACTCTTTCTTTGGTGTGGGTCTAGCAGAAAACATGGATGACACACAGACATTGATGAATGGTTTTATGAGGATGGCTGTGGATAATGCAGTATTATCAGGAAACTTGTTGATAGAGGTAGATGAAACAAACCTAGTTCCCGGACAAGACCTATCTGTGTATCCGGGTAAAGTATTTAGAAGACAAGGTGGAGCACCGGGTCAAGCTATATTTGGTACAAAGTTTCCAAACGTATCTAATGAAAACTTACAACTGTTTGATAAAGCAAGACAGTTAGCAGATGAAAGCACAGGTATGCCATCGTTTGCTCATGGACAAACAGGGGTGTCAGGTGTGGGTAGAACTGCCTCTGGTATATCCATGCTGATGAACGCAGCAGCAGGAAGTATTAAAACTGTAATCAAAAACGTAGATGACTATTTACTCAAACCATTGGGTGAAGGATTATTTAGATTTAATATGCAATTTAACTTTGACCCTGAAATAAAGGGTGACTTAGAAGTGAAGGCTAGAGGCACAGAAAGTCTAATGGCTAACGAAGTTAGGTCACAAAGATTGATGGGATTCTTACAAGTAGCATCTAATCCTGCACTAGCACCTTTTGCTAAGTTTGATTATATAATTAGAGAGATAGCAAAGGCTATGGACTTAGACCCTGAAAAAGTTACTAATGATATGAGAGAAGCTGCTATACAAGCAGAGTTACTAAAAGAGTTTAGAGGACAACAACCCCAAGAACAACCACAGCAACAACCACCTGCAGGTGCTAATCCGTTAGACCCAACAGGAGCAGGGGGTGGAAACATAGGCACAGGACAAGTTCCTGTTCCGGGAGAGCAAGGTTTTACAGGAGAGAACCAAGGTGGACAAGCAGATACTGGGCAACCTCAAGCCGATGGTCAGCCATCAGCACCACTTCAATAAGTATTTAGATAATCTTATAAGTGGACAACATAAAGTATTAGAACAGGCTAGTGACATGGCAACTGTTCATAGAGCACAGGGTAGTATCATAACTTTACAAAGACTAAAGTTGTTGCGAGAAGAGGTTACAGGTAAAGATAAATAATGGTTAGTTCACTTTTAAAAGCAGCTAGAAAGGCAGCCAAAGAAGCTAAAGACTTGCGAAAGCAAACTAAAGATGTCTTGACTAAACCAAAACAAACTCCTCAAGGCACAGGACAACAAGAGTTTACACAAACAAGAAAAGCATATAAATTATTTGTGCAAAGAGATGATGGTGGACTGTATCCTCTATTTGTAGACGCAGATACAAGAATACCTGAGAATGTTTTTACAGAAGCTAACTTTCCTAAGGAAGCATTTACTGCACCTAATGGAAGATTATATGTTCCAAGTAAAGGTGCTAAAAGAGGAAAAGGCGAAAAGAAAAAAGGAACAGGGGTTCAGATAATTGTTCCTGATGAAAAAACTAGAAATATGTTAAAGGATGCAGGATATTCTGTATCTAAGCCAAAAGAAGGAGCAGAACACGGAACAGTTTTAGCAGTGGCAGCTAGACCGGGATATCATGCTAGTCAAAAGCCTGTAGCAACACATATAGGTCCTCAAGATATAAAAATTACTAATGCAGAAGCAAAGAAGTTATTAAAGGCAGGAATAACACCGGAGGCTATAAAAAAAAGAAAAGGACAACTATATGTAAAAAGACGTGCTGAAGACCAAGTATTTGCAGAAGTAGAAATGGCAGATGATGTAAACTATGAACAGATATTAAAAGATGCAGGTAAGACAGATATAAATGATAGAGTACCTGTAGGTGGTAGTTACAGATATGTAGATGGACAGGCAGATAGTGACTTTTGGGTAGTCGGTGGTAACATGAAAGTAAACAGAGTATTATCACGAGATGAAGTTAAAACAATACAACAACAAGAGGGTGTTAAAGATTTACCATATAAAGAAGAAGTAGAGAGTATTCTTGGTAAAAAATTTGCTGAAGGTGGATTATTAGAGGGAGATGATATGCAACAGGGTATAGATGATTATGTCGTAGCTAAAACAGAATCTGAAACTATGGATATGAATGTAGGAGGTACTCCTAAAAAGAACCTAGAGGCACAACAATTAGAAATGTTTGGTGACATAGGCATGGCAAAGTCTCCTGCTAAGAAAGACCCTGTATCAGGAAATGAAATACCTAAAGCATCTACTGCTGAAGAAGTTAGAGATGACATACCTGCTAGATTAAGTGAGGGTGAGTTCGTATTACCTGCAGATGTTGTAAGATATCATGGCTTAGAAAAGTTGATGAATCTACGTCAACAGGCTAAACAAGGCATCAACACTATGGATAAGATGGGTCAGTTAGGCAACGCAGAAGAAGCAACCATGCCTGATGACTTACCTTTTGATGTAAACGATATAGAGATGCAAGAGGGTGGGTTTGTTAATCCAACAGGAACATATCAAGTTCCTAGTAATATAGCTACAACACCATCTTATTTTCAAAACTATGCACAAACAACTGCACCTTTTACACCTTTTGTTCCACCAAAACAAACAGCAATACCACCTATTGCACCTGTAACACCACCTAAAACAACAGGACCTACGTTTCAAACTTTGATACCAAGTGAAGGACAAAGACCTGTTACAAAAGAATATAGAAACGCTGCAGGTCAAAAACTATTTATACCATTTATAAACAATAAACCTATATATCCTATACCTGAAGGCTATACGGAATACAAAGAGGAAGAAGCAGTAAAACCTGATACTGCACCTAAACCTCAAACAACTAGTGTAAGAACACAGGCTGATGGTGGAGATTCGGATGTGCTATCAGGAACATCGCAGGTTAGAGGTATTGATAATTCTATTGTAAGCACAGACTTTGCTAAACAGACAGCAGATAAAGTTGCAGAAAACTTAGGTAAAATGAGTGCATCAGATAGAGCAGTATCTGTTATGGATGCTGTTGATAAATCAAAAGGATACACAGGTTTAGCAAAAGGTTTGCAACAGGCAGGTAGAGGTTTTCTAACTGTAACAAACCCTCTTGCAACAGTAGCAACTATGGTTGCAGGTAAAACAGTTAACCCACTAGATATATATTCTAGTATTAGAGATACAGGAAAACCTGATATGGGAGCTAGAGATGCCATAACAGGTGCTTTTGGTTACAGTGCTACTTCTTTTGCAGACCCTTCTGGTAGGATAGATGACCCTATAGCTGATGCACGTTCAGAACAAAACGCTATTAATACTGCAATATTTGGTGGTATAATAACAGGAACAGAAAATGTTACTCGTGGTGGTATTCAAGGTATTACAGACAGAGATATACAAAACGCATTTGGTATAGCACCTGATAGAGATAAGATGGGATTTATTTCACGTGGAACAAATCCGGGTCAAATAAGTAGCACAGGAACTTACTACGATTCAGGTGGTGTTGGAACTGACCCTGATAAAGCTGAATATAGTAGTATATCTGATATGCTTGGATATTTAAGTAACGCTGCTAAAAATGGTTATGTTGGAACTAAAGGTAGAGCTAGAGAACAAGCTAAACAAGGCAATAAAGCTGCTATAGCCACTTTAAAAGCTGAAGCTATTAGAGAAAAGTCAATAAAAGATAAGGTTGCTGTAAGAGACCCTAGTGGTGGTATAGGAGAAGACAAAGGTCCGGGTTCACAAACTATAGGAATAGAATCAGATGTTCAAGGTATAGCTGACCAAACAGCAGTAGACACATCAGGTATTGATACTTCAGGTATAGGTCAAGGAGTAGGTGCTACTGGAGGTTTAGGTGGTCCGGGAGGAGTTGGTGGAATAGATTATGGTGGTATTGATGAATCTAATCAACCTTCAGGAGATGATGATGACCCCGGTGGAGTCGGTGGTGGAGGAGATTCCTTTGGAGGTTTAGACTTTAAACAAGGTGGACTTGCAAAAAGAAAAACAAAAGTTAAGAAGATGAAGCGAGGTGGGTTAGCTTCACGTTAATAACCCACAATAGTTGGCTACTTATCCCCCAACAATATTTGGCTACGATAACCCCAAGGAGAAGAAAATGGCAGAAGAAGCTAAGACAGAAGAAATGGTGGTAGATGCCACACCAAAGAAAAAGGCATTTATGAACAAGCGTTCTACTCACGAAGAAAGAATAAAAAAAGATGAGGAGGAGCTTGAGCAGTTAAAGAAAAAAGCATTAGGTGAAACTGAAGAACCTGTTACAGAAGAGAAAGCAGAGAGTGAGGAAGAACCGAAGAACGCTGAAGAAAAAACTTTTAAAAAGCGTTATGGAGATTTACGAAGACACTCCCAAGAAAAAGAAAAACAGTTTCAAAAACAGTTAGATGATTTAAAGTCTCAACTAGAAAAAGCTACAAAGCAAGAGATAAAACTACCAAAGTCGGAAGAAGAGTTAGAGACTTGGGCAAAAGATTATCCTGATGTGGCTCAGATAATAGAGACTATAGCTATTAAAAAAGCAAAAGAACAGTCTTCTGCACTAGAAGAGAGAATTAAAAAGATAGATGAAATGTCTGCAGAGGCACAGAAAGATAAAGCCGAAGCAGAGTTAATGAAATTTCATCCTGATTTTGCAGAGATTAGAAATAGTGATGACTTCCATGAGTGGGCAGATGAACAACCTAAGTGGGTACAAGATGCTCTTTACGAGAATGACAATGATGCAAGGTCTGCTGCTAGAGCAATAGACTTGTACAAAGTTGACAGAAACATCACTAAGTCTAAAAAGAATGGTGTAGATAAAAGTGTTGCTAGGGCAGTAGAGACCAAAGGTGAGAAAACTACACCAAGCACTAGCAATGATTCTACAAAGATATTAGAGTCTGACGTACAGAAAATGTCTGCTGAACAATACGAAAAGAACGCAGACACAATCATGGAAGCTATACGTTCAGGTAACTTTATATATGATTTATCTGGTTCAGCTAGATAAAGTAGTTGACAAACAGTTATTTATAAGTATAACTAATATCAACTAAAAGTGTGACCTCTCCACGTGGACAACTCACATACAATCAAACTTGGAAGCCTACCTAATAGTATGAGCCTACATTTAACTAGCTATTAAATGTACACCTCAGATACAATTAGCCGATGACGAGTAAATATAGCACATTCGTGCATTTGTTTTATTTTCAAAAATGGAGATGAAAATGGCATTTAAAACTGCAGCAGGTTATGGTAATCTGCCTAATGGTAATTTCTCCCCAGTTATTTACTCTAAGCAGGTTCAGTTAGCCTTCAGAAAAAGCTCAGTTGTTGAAAATATCACCAATTCAGATTATTTCGGTGAGATTGCCAACATGGGTGATTCTGTGAAAATTATTAAAGAGCCAGAAATCACTGTCAAGGAATACGCTAGAGGTGCAAACGTACAGCCTCAAGACCTTGACGATGAAGACTTCACATTGACTATTGACAAAGCAAACTACTTTGCTTTCAAGATAGACGATATTGAAGAGGCTCACAGTCACGTAAACTTCTCTCAACTAGCGAGTGACAGAGCAGCTTATAGACTGAAAGACAACTATGACCAAGATGTTCTTGGTTACCTATCAGGATTTGCACAAGCATCTAACAATGCTGTAGCAAGTTCAGCTAACTCAACAGTTAACGGAACTAAAGCAGTAACAACTGCAGGTTCAGACGAATTGTTGACAAGCATGAAGCTAAGAAAAGATAGTTTCGGTAACATCACTACTTCAAGTGCAGGTGACCACTCTATCCCAATAGCTCCAAGACTAGGTGGTGCAACTTCTCAAGCAACTGCTACAGCTACTCCTTTACAGGTTATAGCTAGAATGGGCAGACTGCTTGACACTCAGTTTGTAGACACTGATGGTAGATGGCTTGTTCTACACCCAACTTTTATTGAAGTCTTAAAGGATGAAGATTCACGTCTTCTAAATGGTGACTTCGGTGAGTCAGGTGCATTAAGAGCAGGTTTATCTGTTGGAAAGATACATGGCTTTGACGTGTATATGTCCAATAACTTACCTGCAGTGGGTACAGGTCCGGGAACTTCAGGTTCTGCGAATCAAAACTCAAACTTTGGTGTTATCGTTGCAGGACATAGTTCAGCAGTAGCTACTGCAGAGCAAATCAATAAGACAGAGACTTACAGAGACCCTGATTCTTTTGCTGATATTGTTCGTGGTATGCATATGTATGGCAGAAAGATTCTTCGACCTGAAGCAATCGTAACTGCTAAATATAACGTAGCATAAGGGAGATATAAATGGCAACTTTTGATTTAACCTCTAAAGATACCACTGGTGTATTTTCCGACTCTATCGTGGCTATGCCATCTACTAAAAACTCTAACATTATGAGAAATATTGAGGCATACCTTGATATTGATGCGTTAGTAGCAGCAGGTGGTAGCTTCTCAGACGGAGATGTATTTCAGGTGTTAGAGATACCTGCAAATACTTTAGTGCTAAATGCAGGTGCAGAAGTAATGAAAGCATTTACTTCAAGTTGTACACTTGACATGGACTTCGCAGGTGGTGATGATATTATTGATGGTGCAGATATAACCTCTACAGGTTTTTGTGCAGCAGGAACTAATGGTCAAACCAACACTGTTGTAGGAAATGCAGCTTCAACTTATACTCAATTTATCACAGCGACTGATACTATTGATTGCACAATTGCAGGTGCTGCTCCGGCTACAGGAAGACTCAGAGTCTATGCAACTGTTATTGATTTAGCAGGTCATGGACTAGATGATAAGCCTGATGAGGTCGATAGAGACCAATTAGCTTAACTTTTCTAGGGGAGCAGGGCAACTTGCTCCTCTACACTTATAGGAATTATGCATGGCAGAGACTTTCTTAACATTAACAAATAAAGTATTAGCAAGATTAAACGAAGTGCAACTAACTTCTACATCTTTTGCAACTGCTAGAGGCATACAAGTTCAAGCACAAAATGCAATAAATGAATCTATAAGATACATTAATCAAAAAGAATTTCAATACCCTTTTAATCATTCAACAAAAACAGAAACACTTGTTCCGGGAACAGTAAGATATACAATACCTACAACTGCAAAGACTGTAGATTATAATACTTTTAGATTAGTCAAAGACTCTGATTTAGGTGCAAGTGGTGGTAGATTATATATTATACAATACAACGATTATATAAATAGTTATATAACACAAGAAGATGAGATAACAACTACTACCCTTGATGGTGCGTTAACAGACTCAGCTACAACTGTAACAGTAGCAAGTACAACAGGTTTTGATTCTTCAGGAACTATATTTATAGAAAATGAACAAATAACCTATACAGGAACAACCTCTACGACATTTACAGGTGCAACAAGAGGAGCTAATGACACCACTGCTTCTGCACACGATAGTGCTACACAAGTGGCACAATTTGAACAGGGTGGTGTACCACAGTACGTTGCAAGAACACCTGATAATAATTTTTTATTGTATCCTTTTCCAACAAAAGGATTTAGTTTAAAATATGATTTCTTTTCTTTTCCAACAGATATGTCTGCATCGACAGATACAACAACAATACCAGATAGATTTGCTGCTGTTATAATAGATGGAGCAACAGCCTTTGTTTATCAATATAGAGGCGAAACAGCACAATATCAACTTAACTTTCAACGATTTGAACAGGGTATAAAAAATATGCAGACATTACTCGTTAATAGATTTGAGTATGTAAGGTCAACCTTTATACCAAAAGTAGGATACACTAGCACAGCAGATTTAAGTGTAAGGGTGAACTAAATGCCTGACGCTTCTCAAGTACAACCTGTAAATTTCCCTCTACAGGGTGGCTTAGTTTTAAACAAGTCAACTTTTGCCATGCAACCGGGTGAGGCACTAGAGTTACAAAACTTTGAACCTGACATAGAGGGTGGTTACAGAAGAATAAATGGATTTTCTAAACTTGTTACTAATATAGTTCCACAAACAAGTGCATCAACAGAAGCAGTGTTACTATCCATAAAGTTTAATAACAAGATTGTTGCTGCAAGAGGAGAAAAAATATTTACTGCAACTGCAGGTGACAATTCTTGGACAGCTATAGACACAGGAAGAACAAGTGCAGGTGTATACGATTTTGAAATATTTAACTTTGATAATAATAGTAAATTTATAGTTGCAGATGGTAATAATGCACCAACAGTTTTTAATACATCATTTAGTGCAACTGATGTATCTTCTGCAGGAAGTGGAGAAGTAAGCACTGCAGTAACAGGTGCAAAGTTTGTTAAGGCATTTAAAGACCATATGTTTTATGCAGGTATGTCTAGTACACCACAAGAGATAGTATTTAGTGTGCCTTTTGATGAAGATGGTTTTGCTACAGGCAGTGGTGCAGGTAGTATAAAAGTTGATGATACCATAGTTGGACTTAAAGTTTTCCGTGAAGACTTATTTATATTTTGTGAAAATAGAATATTTAAATTGTCAGGAACGTCAAGTTCTAACTTTGCAGTAACACCTGTAACAAGAAATATAGGTTGTGTAAATGGACAGACCATACAAGAATTTGCAGGTGATTTAATATTCTTAGCACCTGATGGATTACGTACTATCGCAGGTACTGCAAGAATCGGTGACGTTGAATTAGGAACTATAAGTGCAAATGTACAACCTTTGTTTAATAGTAATATAGCTACTGCAACAAGTTTTACTTCTGTTGTTATACCTAACAAAACTCAGTACAGAGTTTTCTTTTCTAAGTCAGGTGTAACAGAGGTTTTAACAGAGGGAGCTATATGTTCTTTACGAGGACAAACATTTGAGTTTGCCAAATTAAAAGGTATAAAGCCTTCTTCAACATCTACGTTTACTGATACAAGTGGTACAACTGTTATACATGGTGGATTTGATGGATTCGTATATCAACAAGAAAGTGGTAACGATTTTGACGGAACTGCTATAGATGGTAAATATAGAAGTCCTGATTTAAGTTTTGGTGATGCAGGTATACGTAAACATATGCAACGTGTTCTTGTAAGTTACAAACCAGAGGCTTCAGTCAACGCAGATTTATTTTTAAGATATGATTATGAAGACCCTGATACACCAAGACCTGCAGCGTACTCTTTATCAGCAGCAGATATTGTGGCAGTTTATGGAAGTGCTACATATGGAACTGCAACGTATGGTGGACAGACAGAGCCATTGTTAAGACAATCTGTAGAGGGTTCAGGATTTACTGTTGCACTTAGAGTTAATGACAACGGAACTTCTGCACCATATGCGTTAAGAGGTTTTGGATTAGAATATCAAGTAGGAGCAAGAAGATAAATGGGAGCTACATACACTAGACAATCCACATTTACTGATGGAGACATAATAACTGCTGCTCATAGTAATGATGAGTTTAATCAGTTATTAGCAGCCTTTGCAGCGAGTACAGGACACACTCATGATGGTACGACTGCAGAAGGTGGTCCTATAACTAAATTACTTGGAACTGCAATCACAATAGGTGATGGCACTGCAGGTACAGATATAGCAGTCACATTTGATGGTGAATCAAATGATGGTGTTTTGACATGGAAAGAAGACGAGGATTATTTTGAATTTAGTGATGACATACTTATCGCTTCTACAGAGAAGCTACAGTTCAGAGATACAGCTATACACATCAGTTCAAGCACAGATGGACAATTAGATTTAGTAGCAGATGGTGCAGTTCTTGTAGATACTGCAGGTGATATAACCTTAGATGCAGATGGTGGAGATGTTGTACTTAAAGATGGTGGAACACAGTTTGCTTCTCTTACAAATACTAGTGGCAACTTAATAATTAAGTCAGGCAGTACAACTGCTATGACATTTGATGGTGCTAACGTAACTTTTGCAGGAACAGTAACAATAGGTTCTGCAGGTATATCTGAAGCAGAACTAGAGATACTAGATGGTGCTACAGTTACTACAGATGAACTTAATGTCCTTGATGGCATAACTTCTGTAGTAGGTGAACTTAACATTGTAGATGGTGACACTAGTGCTACATCAACTACAGTAGCAGATGCAGACAGAGTTGTTTATAACGATGCAGGAACTATGAAGCAAGTTGCTGTTACAGACTTAGACACATACTTTTCTGCTACATCAAAGACACTTACGAACAAAACTTTAACAACTCCTGTAATTGCAGAAATAGATTCAGGTTCTACTATAACACTAGATGCTACCACAGACATTGTTTTAGATGCAGATGGTGGTAATGTAATATTTAAGGATGGTGGAACATCAATACTTGATATAGCAAACAACTCAACAGATGTAGAGTTAACTGTAAGCACTGCAGATAAAAACTTCGCAATAAAAGGAACAGATGGTTCTAGTGCAATAACTGCTCTTGACATTGATATGGCTCTAAATGGTAAAGCTACTTTCAGTGGTGACGTAGTTGTTACAGGTGATTTAACTGTAACAGGTGATGATATAACTATGGGTACTAATACTAGTGGTCATATCATGGTTGCAGACGGAACTAACTTTAATCCTGTAGCAGTATCAGGTGATGTTACTATAGCATCTAATGGTGCAGTAACAATCGCTAATGATGCAGTAGAAACTGCAATGGTAAATGCAAATGTTATTACAGGACAAACTGCAGAGACATCTTTAGATACATCTAACGATACGATACTTATACATGATGCAAGTGCTAGTGCATTAAGAAAAACTACATTAGCATCTATATCCTCTGCTCTTGGTGGTATCACAGACGTTGTAGCAGATACAAGTCCTCAACTTGGAGGTTCACTTGATGTAAACGGAGAGGATATTGTTTCTACATCTAATGGTAACATCACACTTACACCAAATGGAACAGGTGTTGTAAGAATAGATGGTTCTAATGGTATTGATATGCAATCAGGTGCAATATCAATCAAGAACTCAGGTGCTCAATCTTATGTAAGATTTTACTGTGAATCAAGCAATGCTCACTATGCACAACTACAAGCACCTGCTCATGCTGACTTCTCAGGGAACACCACATTAACACTGCCTGCAACAACAGACACAATAGTTGGAAGAGCAACAACAGATACATTAACAAATAAAACATTAACAACTCCTACAATCAATGGAGCTACTATTGGTTCTGCCAATATAGCAACTGCTAGTAATGGTGATATTAACTTTGCACCTAATGGCACAGGTAAGATTGTTGTAAGAGGTAATACTAATCAAGGTAAAATAGTATTAAACTGTGAGAGTAACAGTCACGGACAAACAATTATAGCTGCACCACATTCTGAAAGTGCTAACAATGTTCTTACATTACCTAGTACAGGTGGAGATGCTAGACTAGTCTCAGCAACTTCAACTGCTACACTTACAAATAAAACACTAACATCTCCAAAGATAAATGAAGATGTAGCAGTAACTGCAACTGCAACAGAGATAAACATACTTGATGGTCTAACAGCTACAACTACAGAACTTAATCTATTGGATGGTGTAACATCCACTACAGACGAATTGAACATCTTAGATGGTGTGACTGCGACAGCAACAGAACTAAACATCATGGATGGTGATACGTCTGCTTCTTCTACTACGTTAGTTGATGCAGACAGAGTGGTGACAAATGACAATGGTACAATGAAACAGGTAGCATTGACAGATGTTAAAACATACTTAACTAGTGCAGGTTTTACTACGGATGACCCAACTGCATTAGCGATTGCCCTCGGATAATTTTACTTGACAAATCAAGCAAAACCGAGTATAATTATATAAGGAAAAAAACAAATGGCAAATACTTTCAAAGTAGTCACATTCGCTGCCGAACCTGCTAGTGCAGGAACTCCGTACACAGTATATACAACCCCTAGTAGTACAACTACAGTAGTGATTGGACTCATACTTACAAACATACATACTGCTCAAGTAACAGCCGATGTAAAGCTCGTATCTGACACATCAGGTGGTGGTAGAGCTGCAACCAACGGAACAGCGTTCTTAGCCAACGATGTGCCTATACCTGTAGGTTCATCACTAGAACTGCTATCAGGTGGTAAGGTCATACTTGAGACAACAGATGCTATACAGATAGATTGTTCTGTAGCAGATAAGATATCAGGAACATTAAGCATAATGGAGATAACATAAGATGCCATATATAGGTAGCGACCCATCCAACAGATTTGTAGCACCTAAAGCAGCCACACAGTTTTCTGGTGATGGTTCTACAACTGCATTTACATTAGACCATGCAGTAGGGTCTGATGAGGATATACTTGTATCTGTAGATGGTGTTATACAAGAACCATCTGTAGCATATGCAGTGAGCAACGGAACTACACTTACATTTACTGCTGCACCATCAAGTAACTCAGGTAATAACATCTTTGTGTATTACTTGTTTAGGACAGTGGGTACAGTAAGCCATCCGAGTAATAATGCGTTGAGTGCAACAAGTGGTACGTTTACAGGTGATGTTACAATAGGCGATGCAAGTGCAGCAGATAAGAAAATATTGTTTGATGGTAATGCACAGGACTTTCACATAGGATTAGATGACAGTGCAGATTCACTAACAATAGGGTTGGGTTCAGCACTTGGTACAACACCTTATATGGTGTTGGATGCTAATGGTCATGTAACTAAACCATCTCAATGTGGATTTTTAGTGCATAGAAATTCTAGCCTTGACAACTTTGCTAAAGATACAAATCACACACAGTCTTTTGTTACTGAAGTTTTTGATACTAATGGTGATTTTAGTAGCGATACATTTACTGCACCAGTAGATGGTTTTTATTTTCTTCATGCTTCAATGCGTTTAGCAGATGTAGACACTGGTGCAACTTTCTATGTTTTGCAAATAGCTACAAGTGGTAGAACAAACGCAGATATTATGAGACCTGCTTTTTCGTCAGATGGAGATTATCATCAACTTAGAGTCGTTGTTTACCAACAGATGGATGCAGGAGATACTGCTGTAGTAAAAATACAACAATCAGGTGGAACAAATAATCAAACAGATGTGAATAATAGTTCTGCTTATACCTTTTTTAATGGGTATTTAGTAAATTAGCCAAGAGTGAAACAACTCAATCATAAAGGAGATTAAAATGGCAAATCACGAAAAGAAAATAACACTAACAGATTTACAACAAAAGATTCTGTCTAATGATTTATACAATGACGTATCAGACAACAAAGGTATAGACGAGTGGTTGGATGGTGCGATTACAGGTAAGATAAACAACTGTTGGAAGCGTATGCAACAAGAGTGGACTACAAAATTGATGAACGACAGTAGCTTCACAGACCCCATACCAAGCAACCAAGCAGACTTTGTTGCACTTGTGACTGCAAGAAGTGATTATAAGACACGCAAACAAAGAGATGATGCAAATAAAATTGAGTAGGAATAACGGATGGCATTAACAAAAGTACAAGCAGAGGGAATAAATTTAGCAGATACATTTGCTTTTACTGGTACTTTAAGTGGTACTGCGGCAAACACACCTGCATTTATAGCATCAAGGACATCTAGCGACCAAACCATAACAGCTAATACATGGACAAAAATACAGTTTAATGATGAAATTCTAGACACAGATAATTGCTATGACCCTTCAACAAAT